AGCAGGCGTGCCGCAAGCTGGCCGCGCTCGCCCCAGGCGCACGGCAACAGCGCCGTATGGACTTCCCAGCACACGCCGTTCTGCGGGACGAACATCCAGAGACCGAGCAATTCCTCGCCGTCGCGCACGATCACGTACCAGATCGCCGGATGCTGCTGCGGCTGGTACTCAGCGGCCGGCGGGGAATAATCGTCGGAAAGATAGCGGTAGATTCTGGGCTGCGTGATGATCCGCTTCACCAGACCGTAATCGAAAGAACGTTCAAACGCGATCATGTCAACTTTTGCGCCAGCTGCTGCACGGCCAAAATCAGGTGAAACAAAATTTCGTGGGGATTGAACTCGAGGATCTCGGTCTCTTCCGCATCCGTCGCGCGCAATTTGCCGCGGTGCGAGGGCACGCATCCAGGCAGGATCTTCTTGAGCTCTTCGACGATCACCGAGACGACCCGGCTATCTTTCGGAGTACCGGCCAGCCCGTTGTACTCCGCCTCCATGGGACGGATCTGATTGATGATATCCAGCCCGCCCTGGAGCGGCCGGACGTTTTGTTTCAGGCGGGCGTCAGAAGTAAGACTCCAGGCTGTGGTAGTGGGCTTGGCGGCGCTGTCGGTGGAAAGCTCCAATTGATGGGCCGGGCTGGTGGTTCCCAGTCCCAGACGGCCGTTGACCTGCACCAGGGTCGCCAGATTGGCGCTGAATCCGCCGGCATCGGTCAGTGCCTGGAAGACCCAGCCGCCGCCCGGGACATTGTGGCCGCCGTCATAAAGCAGACGTCCGCGCTGATTGGTGGCCACGCCACCCGATTCTGTCCAGGTGATGCCCGGCTGATAATTCGCGTAGAGTTCGAGCAGGCTGGTGGGTGAAGCCGTACCGATGCCCACACTGGCCTTGCTGCTGGTATTCAGCGCCAGCGGATTTCCCTCGACAGCCAGCTGCTTAAATACCGCGCCGGTCCGGTCATATGCCTGAACGTATCCCAGTGTGAGACTGGTCGAGTAGCCTATCTCCACTCCGATCCCGCTCGCAATCGTCGATTGCGTAATCGCGCGCAGCGTGCCGGGAACATCGTATGCCGGCGATCCGGCGGTGACCTTGCTCCAGCTGAGCGAAGTGATCCAGGCGGGATCCGCGTAGCTGCCGGCGGTCGAGACGGCATTGGTCACCTGGGCCGCCGTGTAATCGCCCAAACCCGCCACCACCCCGCCGGTCCGGCCGAATACGGAACTCACCGGAGCGGCCGCCACCGAAATCGTCCCATCCGCCTGTACGGTGACGTTGGCCCCGATCTTGACGCCGCCGAGCGTCGTTGCCGTTGCCGGCACGGTCGGTCCCGCCGGTCCCTGCGGCCCCGTCGCTCCGGTAGCTCCCGTGGCGCCGGTTGCCCCCGCCACCCCCTGCGGAATGGTGAAGTTGAAAACGGCCGCGCTGGAAGTTCCGCTATTGGTGACGTTGGCAGGCGTGCCCGCAGCACCCGTCGTCGTCGTTCCGACGCTGATGGTGGCTGCGGTTCCTGCTGGTCCTTGTGGCCCCGGAGGTCCGGGCGTTCCGCCGCCACCCGTGGGGGGAGCTGCCCACGCCGGCAGTCCGCCGGTCACGGTCAGGACCTGCCCGGCCGTTCCTGCCGGCAGCCGGGTCACGGCGGTCGCACTGCGATAGATCAGGTCACCCGGCGTAGTCGTCGGATCCAGCAAAGGCGTGGTCTCCACCCACATCGACCCGCTCCAGACGAAAGACCGCGGCGGTTGATCAGTCGTGCGATACGTGAATCCGGCATCATTCACGCCTAAATCCGTGGGCCGCTGATCGGGGTTCATCGGCCTCCACATGGTGCCGGCCAGATAATGCCAGGCGCCGTCTTCATTGGCGTAAATGACGCTGCGGTCGCTTTCCACGTAGATCGCGCCGTCCGGCATGTCGCCGGCGTTCGGGCGCTCGGCGTGCTTGCCCCCGGTGACCAGGTGATTCAGCTTGTGCGCCGTCTGATCCCAGTAGTAATACCATTCCTTCGCGGTGGTATTGCCCTGTGACGGATCCAGCAGGCTGGTGCGGATCGGCGGCACCTGAACGAGATCGGCCATCAGGCCACCCCTGGAGTCACTTCCAGATAAGTGTCGATCAGCGCAATCTTACTCTTCGCAGTAATTCCCACGCGATACACGCGGTCGCGCGACTTACCCAGCCTTCTCCACGCCGCCCGCTGTATGTAATTGCCGCTCACGGCCGCATTGGTGGTCCGCGAAATAGCATGGTTGAAGGTATGCCCATGATCGTCGCTCCAGTCGAGGCCGATCACCGGCAGGGGCGCGCTCGCGCTCTGGGCTCCCATCTCCATCAGCAGTTCGAGACGGTGGTCGTAGTGAAACTGATTCTCGTTGATCAGGTGCGGAAAGGCGCGCGTGTACTGGATCAGAGCACCGTTATCGTCGTAGTAATTGAGGCTCTGCTGATAAAGAATGCCGGTTGCCGGATCGCCCATGATGTGCGTGCCGTTGCTTCCCCACTCCGGAATAAATGTGCCATACCAAGGCAGATATCTGGTGTACGTTGTGGTCGCGGGATTCCAGCCGGCGCGCTCGTGCCAGAGCCCCTCGGTGAGATCGTAAACCCAAGTGCGGCCGTTGTTCCAGAAATTAATCACCCAGAAGATATGCCCCTGCTCGCTGTAGGCATAGCTCACCGCATCCCAGACGCGGTAGCCCGCCTGGTTCCACTCCGATTCCTGGGCATGCGTCGAGATGCGCTGCGGCTGCAGTCCCTGGGCCCGGTAAGCGATGGTCTGCCCGCTGTCGCCGCCGCCCAGGTAGCAGACGCTCAATCCGGCGCTCGCGGGCGCCCAGCGCGCCACGCTGCCGTCGTGGATCATGGCGCCACTGATGCGCTGGAAGGGAAACGGCGAGCTACCGACATCGCTCCACATCTCGATCGAATCGGTCCCGAACAGCCAGAGCTCCTCGTGGTCGCTCAGAATGCTGTTGATATTGTCGGGCGCGCCTTCCTTAAAGGCATAATCGAGCGGATTCCAGCGGGTGCCGTCCATCAACGCGGAGATATTGAACTGGCGGCCGCTCACGCTCGCGCTGGCCACCCGGTTGACGATAAAGTATCCGTCCAGCACCGCGCCGGTGATGCCGTCCACCTGCGCCCCCTGCGCCGTCTCCCAGACGACATTGGTCGCAGCCGGAAGCGTACGGTCCAGGTTGATCGTGTGGTCGTTGGGCACGCCGACCATGACGTACTGGAGATCATCGACGATGATCTTGCCGCCCTGCCAGGTGGGCAGAAACGGCCCTGTGCCGGGCGGCGTGGTGTACTGGCTCGAATCGACCAGCATCCCGCCCGGCGAGCCCGGGAACGTGTTGCCGGTTCCGGTGATGGCGAACTTCGCCGGATCGGGCCCGTTGCCATTGTCGCAATAGACTAGGCCGCCCGACACGATCATCAGCTGATTGCCGTTCGAGAAGATCTGCGCCGGATCCGGGTCGCTGGTTCCCTGTGCCACGGTTTTGCCCGAGATCGTGTACGTGCCGTCGGAATGCACTTCGGTGTAATTGGCTCCGTGGATCACGAAACAGCGCCCGCCGCCACTCCAGAGGCACCGGATCTTGGCCGGATTGAGCGTCTGGAAGTACGCTAAGCCGGGCCGCCCGTAGAGCACCAGGCGCGCCGGCTCGTTGGGGACTTCCACCGCTTCCGGGATCAGATTCATGGTCTGCTGCGCGGCGGCCGCCACGGATTGCGCCGTGTAGGAAGGTCCGGCCAGCGAGATCCTCATCCCTGGGGTCCCCAGGTCGTGGTGAACCACGGATCGTTGCTCCCGGTCGGGCCCGTGCGGCCGAGACAGGGCACTTCCAGCACCGGTTTGGGCGCGTTGATCGATTCGATGCGCATCAGCGCTTTCTGCGCATCGCTGCGCACGTCGGGATCGACGATACGCTGGAAATGCGGACCCAGCCGCACCGCCAGATTCAGCACCAGCGCGTCCTCATAACCGGGCGGCAGCAACACCACGTCGTCGGCCGTCAGGAAGGCCGGCACGAGCTGCCACTGGAACAGCTCGAGGATGTAGCCCGGGACCGGTTGCGGGTAAATGTAGAGCGTCGAGAGCGGATAGGCGTAATCGTCGTACAGCGCGTAAGGAATCGTGTCGGGAATATCCTGAACCACGATCCGGCGCCATTGTAAGTCGGTCAATAGCGCCAGCGGCCGGCGGATCTCGGGCACCGAGTAGATGATGTTGGCGGCATCGATCTTTACCGGCCGCGGGCCGTTCAGATCGGCGATGGTCTGCCCCTGGGGATCGATGCCGATGGTAAAGGTTTTGGCGCCGGAGAGCGGATATTCGTAACGGGCGATGGTGAAGATAAAGAGCCGGTCGGTGTTGAGCGAACCGGCCAGGCGATTCAATTCCTCGAGACCGTCCTCGTACTGCGCCGGCGAGGGCGTGCGCTGCGGCCCGAGCGTGACGCCGGCCTTTCTCAGCGCCGGATAGATCAGCCCCTTGCCGGCCGTGACCGGCGGGAACGGGGGCACCCCTGCGGCGCCCGCGCCCGCCCACAGGCTGCCGGGAGCTCCCGGAATGGTGGTGCCGGGAAAACTCATTTGCCGGCCACCGTCCAGGCCGTGCCGTTACAAAAGGCCAGCACGATATTGGTGCCGCCGCCCGTAATGGCGGCTCCCCAGGTGGCGGTCGTGCTGTCGGGCACCCCGGCGAAGCTGCCGGCATTGTTGGTGCCGCAGGCGCCGATGCTCGCGAAATTGCTGGTCGAGCTGCGGTACGTGACCCCGATCGGCAGACCGGCGCAGGCGGTTCCCGCTCCGCCGCAGATGTTGCCGCCGATATAGGAGTACAGCATATTGGTGATGTTATTCGCCGGCCACGACACTAGCATGCCGTTGGCGAAGTTGTTGTCGCTGACCACCCAGTGCGTGGCGGGGTCCGCATCACCGAAAATGAGCCCCTGGGTCTGTACCACCGGTGTGCCGGTATCCAGCATGAAGTTACTCGTGATCGTCCCTTCATTGACCGGATTGCCGGCCGTGCTATTGATGATGATGCCATATGGATTATTGTGATTCAGCGTATTAGCCGAAATGACGATGCTCTTTACCAGGTTGGCACCGTTCTGATATACGCTGATCCCCGAAGCACCCGAGTTGCGCACCTGGTTCCCGGTGATCGAGGTTCCGGTGATGGTGGCGCCCGCGGTCAGGCTCTGCACCGTAATGCCGCTATTGGTGACCGAATCGATCGTGTTGTTGGCGATCGTGGTGTTTTCGATCGAGCCCGGATAGGGCGCCGGCTGCACCAGAACCCCGTAGCTGCAGCCAAAAACCGAATTGCCGCTGATCACGGTGCCGCGCGCTACATGCCCGGCGGCGGCTCCGCTAACGGCAAAGGCGTAGCCGCAGTTATAGGCCAGGTTGCCGATAAACACGTTGTCGTTCGAGTCCGGCTGCACAGCGCCCCCGTCGGCGCCGATGGTGTAGCAGGCCGGCCCGGTGCCGTTGCCCCAGCATTCGTTGCCGATAAACACATTGCGGTTGGAGCTGTCAGCCATGTAGGCCTGATTACCCGCACTCATGGTGCTGCCGGCCAGATTGAAGACGTTGTTGGCGAAAATATTGTCGCTGCCGTTGGAGGAGTTATAAGAATTCACACAGCCCCCTTCGGCATAATTGGCCAGAATCCGCACGCGGAAACTGTTATTGATCCCGATGGCGCCCGAGCCGTTGTTGTCGGTGCATCCGCTGCCCAGATAAAAGAAGTTGCCCTGGATCACGTCGTTATAGTTGGGCGTGTTCTGATTGAAATTGATCATGGTGGTGCCGCCGGTGCCGGCCTGCTGCGGGTTTCTGACCGCCAGATCGTGGATCCACGAATTGGTCAGGCCGGTCGCCGTAAAGGCGCTGAACACGACCGTGGGAGTCTGCAGATTGAGGGTTAGTGAAGCCACTTCGATGGAATCGGCCGGCGAGGCGGCGATCATTCCGTATTGGGTATTGGGGCCGCCCCACCAGGCATTGATGCCCGGGTTCGACGGAATCAGGATGGTGGCGTTGCGCCCCGCTCCCAGCAGCCGGACGTTCGACAGCATCATGGTGGCCGCATAACAGGTGTAGGTTCCGGCGGGAATCTGCACGGTGCCTCCGCCCGCGCTGGCGGCGGCCTGAATGGCTTCCTGGATGCCGCCGTCGATCGACTGAATGGTGAAGGCGCCCGAGTGGGCATACTGGCAGTTGATGATGATCTGGCCCGAAGGCTGGCCGGAAGTGCCGCTGCCCCCGGTGATCAGGCATCCTTCCGGGGTCCCGGTGCCGCCCGAGACATACACCCGGTGGAGCGTGTCGCTGCCGTTCATGCCCTTGGGAACCGGAGTGAGGGTCACGGTATTGTTGCCCGTGATCAGTGATGCGCCGGCGGCTCCGCCGGGGCTGCACACCATCGAAGCATTGCAGGTCTGCGCCGACCAGGTGTAATTGGCCACATTCAAAAAAGCGCCGGCTCCGGTGGAAACGTTGGTCAGGTTCGGCCCGAGCGCGGTTTCGATATTGATCACGGCGTCCTTGAGCACTTTCTGATGAGCCGAATCGATCAGGGCGCTAATGAACTTGTTGGCAGCGTGCGCCATCGACGTAGTGCCGGCGATCCCGCGGGTCACGGTGAGGGTATTGCCCGAGATCGCCGTCACCAGCATGTGCTCCCACTGGGTGCAGACATTCGCTGTCACGGTTTCGCAGACGGTCGCGATCATATTCGGCACGAAGCCGGTACTCGATTTGACCACCGCCACCGTGTCGGTGACCTGCATGGGCACGGTCAGGGTAGTCTGCACGTTGTCACGGGTGACGAACAAGCTGGTGTCGGTGTCGATCGCGCCCGGATAGGTGGTGGTCTGCGCCAGCGCGCCCGCGGCGCTCAGCATCAGCAGAAGCAATTTCATGAGGTTCCCTGAGCGGCGAGGGTGGCGAGCGCCGGTTGCGCCGTATGCACGAGGTTGCTCGCGTTGAGCTGGACGAGCGACGCCTTATAGGCCTGGGCCTGCGGCGCCAGCGAGGGATCGGCCTGCGAGCGCGGATATTCGGGCAACAGCGCCACCGCGAAGTTATAGCGCAGTGCCTGCTCGTAGCCGGGAGGCAGAGTGATCTGGGCGGAGAGCGCCGGAAAGGCCGTAAACAGCTGGAAGATCAATAACTCGAGTTGTCCAATGCCGCGCGGCGTCGGCCAGATGTAGAGATTCGGCGTCGGCCAGTAGTAATCGCAATAGAGTTTGCGGGCGAGAATCGCCAGATCGCCTTTTTCGGTGATCGCTTCCCAGCCGGTCGCGTCCACCAGCTCGAGCGGGCAGTCAATGCCGTTGACCGACGCCGAAGCGGCTTCGATGCGGATCGGCCAGGTGGAGAGCGGATAGAGGTTCTGCCCCGCGACCAGGGCGATGAAGAGCCGCTGCCGACCCATCACGCTCACCCCTTCGGTGTTCCAGGAGAACAACAGCTGGTTGAGCGAGACGAAAGCGTCGTTGAGCTCGTTGGTCTCGAGCGTCTCACCGGCGGCGATGGCGCCGATCAGCCGGAAGGAGGAATGAATGAAATCGCTGACGGTAGGCATAGATCACGCTGGAGGCGGCGGCGGTTCCTCGGGCGGCACCGGCGCTTTCGGCGGTTCCGGGCGGCCCAACTCGTCGGACATGCGGCTGCCGCGGAAGGCCCATTCGCTGAAATCGAGCACGAATTTTCCGATGATGCTCATCACCGGAATCAGTCCGTAACTCGAGTTCTCATGTACCTGGCCGAGCGCGATGGAAAGCGCCAGCCCGACCATGGCCAGGATCACCATGCTTCCTAGAAAGAGTTTCCAGATGACCGCCTTCAGGGTCGGCGGCCGGGGATTGTCGCGGGAAAACGGGGTCATACCGGCCCATCCTTGCGCGGCTGGCCGCGCCGCCGAGGGAGCGGGAGATCGGCGTTAGCGCCCGAGCCGTCGTGAGCGTACGGGGCCAGTGCCGGTTCGGGCGGCGCCGGCGGCCGGTAGGTGCGTGACCATTCCGGCCCGAGCGCCGCTTCTTCGGCTTCGGAGCGGATGATTACCGCCGGCAGCGAGCGGTGAAACATCCATCGCGGATAATTCGGATCCAGCGCGGTCATTGGTGTCTGGATTGCGCCCGCGCGGCCTGGGCCGCCTGATACGCAGCCTGCGCCTGCAGATTCGCCCATGCCGACTGAATCAGCGCCTGGGTGAACTGGTATTCCTTCCACTCGCCGCCGAGCTTCTCTTCGTCGTCCGCCGTCGAGATCACCTGCGGCGGCACGTTGACGTTATAGAAGAGCTTCGGATACTGCTCTTTCGGCGGCGTTGCGTGCTTCCCGGTGGAAGGCGTGCCGGGATCGAGCATCCACTCGTTTTTATCGAGCGCGTCGGCCTCTTCCTGGGTTTTCACCATCAGCGAAGGCACGCGCCATTTGGTGTTGTTATAGATTTCAGGCGGATCGAGCGGCGTCACGGTCGCCGGCGGCGGCCCGGTAACCGGCGGCTCCGTGGGCGGCGTAGTGCCCCCTGGCGGCTGAAATCCGCCGGGGGGATATGCGGTTTGAGTTGCCATATTTCCTCCTTACGAATAAACCTTGCACGACCATTCGGGACGGGTCGCGGCCCAGCCGAACAGCACGTCGCAGCGCGTCACAAAGAGGTCGTTGATGATGTCGTACATGCTGACCATGCGGATGGCGCAGCCGGTGTCCGGATCCTGCTGATTGGCGCCGAACTGAATATTTTTCGGTACCTCGAGCGGCGCCATCCCGATCGTGAACGCGTCCTTGTGAAACGCGATGCCGGTGATGCCGAGCTGGCTGGCGGTCCCGGTGAGGATCGTCAGCGGAGCGCTGGCGGCCGGCGACGCCGAAACCGTGGCACCCGGCATGGTGGTGATGATGGGCGGATAGATCGAGAGTGTCGCGGCACCGGTCGCATCACTCGACGCGGTCGCCGTCACTACGAACTGTTGCAGATCGGTTTTGGTGGCGCCCGACACGCGGTTGACGCGGTACACGCCGGGGAGCGTAAACATGTCACCGGCATTCAGGCGCACGCCCGCGGCGGCCGTCCAGCCGCTGGTATTGAGCGTGCTTCCGGTCTGGTTGGCGGTGGTGACGATGGGAGCGCCGCCGAGCGGGCCGGTTTGGTGGACGATGGCGTTTTGATCCATCACCCACTCGAAGCCGCCCATGATGCCCATTCTTCCCCGCTCGTACTGTTGTTTGATCTGATTCGAGCTTTGAAACAGGCCCTGAAAACTGGTCAGCGCCGAGGTCTGCAGTTTGGGCGGGATGCACATGGTGCGGGTTCCATCCATCGGTGCGGAGTTGGTGTCAAGCAATTCGCCCGCTTGCCACCAGATAGTAGTCGTAGTCGGTGGCGTACCCGGCGTGCCCACCATGTTCGAAGAGTTGGCGTCAGCCATGGTGAGTCCGGCGACGTCGACGACGTTGGCGAGTGCGACCGCCGCCGAATCGAGATAACGCGCCGCGAAATTGTCGATCGACAGCGTGAGGTCTTTCGAGGTGAACGAAAACCCGACCACCTGTTGGTTGTTGAGCTGGAGGATTTTCTGGTTTTCGACGACGTTCTGGGGAGACATGACCGGACCGGCCTGCGCGGTGAATAAGACCGGATCGCGAAGTCTCAGAGTGTCGCCGATTTTGGCGCCTTCGACGGCGAATTTGTCGTCCCAGGTGTGGGCGCAGGCGCCCGAAAAGCCCAAGTTGTTTTTGAACCGGCGCAGGAGTTCATTCGTTATCACCTGGCTGGTCAACAAGGTGTTAGTTGCCACTTACTGCCCTTTCAACTGCGCCATCCTTACGCGAACCCACGCCGGGTAATCCTGAGCCAGTTTTTCGTCGTGAATGTCGTTTCTCACGCCCTGGCCCGAGGGTCTCGACAGCGGCGGCGGCGGTTTGGGTGCGCCCGATATCTTCGGTTTCTCTCTTCCAGCAGCAGAGGATGGCGTGAGCGTCGCCGAAAGACGTCCGATCTCGCGGATAGCGGAGACTGGCGACAATGCGACAATGCGCTGTAATTCTTCGGGATGCATTGCCAGGTGGTAGAGAATCTCGGCGCCGGCCTCGTCCTCGAGCATGGCCTGGCGCGCCGCCAGTACACCCGGTCCGTTGGGTGCGCTCACCGACTGGATGACTTCATCGTAGTCGGGGTGGGCGGTACGCGCGCTTTGCTGTCTCGAGTCCCACTCGGTCTGGAGTCTCTCTTCGGCGCTGCGGGCGGCGGCCTGTGCGGCTTCCGCCTTGTGCTGCGCTTCACGCTGATCGAGTTTCCAGTCGGTCAGTGCCTCCTGGTACGCTTCGAGCGTTCCGAAGTCGTGGAGCTTGGGCTTGCCGGGTGGCTCTGCCGGTTTCGGCAGTTCCACCACTTTGGGCGTTTCAGCGGGCTTCGGCTGGGGAACGGCCGCGAGCTGCTGCTTCAGCAGCTCGTTTTCACGCGTCAGTCTATCGATTTTCCGTTGGCGGCTTCCGCCACGTCCGGGCCGTACGGCTTCGTCTTCGTCTGCTTCCTCTGCTGGCTGAACTTCTTCCGCGCCTGACTGCGGTTCGCTTTTGGCCGGCGGAGTTTGCTCCGCGGCCGCAGGTGGGGCCTCTGCCTTCGCCGGTAGTTCACCCGTGGCGCGCCATTTCACATACTCCCGGTAATCACTCGGGGCCTCGATCTCTGGCGTGGGTTCGGGCGAACCTTCCGCGGAAGGCGTTACTTCTTCGGACATAAACCTGTTAGATCGGTGACTGGATCACTTCACTCATAAACTCATTGCATCGGCATGCCCGCCGGCGGCGCTGG